GAAACTTCACAAGAAGTTAAAGATCAAATTGAAGGTATTTATGATAAATATTTAAGAAAAGAGTTTGGTCCTGCTAGACAATTTGAACCTTATTCTGGTTCAAATGTTTTTGTAGACACAGGAGACAAGCCTTTTTATATTGAACCAGAAGCGGAGAAACGATATGAAGAAAGAGAAAAACAAGGATTAGCATCATTAGGAGATATCTATGGACCGTAGAGGGTTTTTAAAATTACTAGGAGGAATAGCTGCACTACCTGTTTTAGGTAAATATTTTAAGTTTGCCAAAACAGCAACAAAGGCAACTCCAAAAATTTTATCAGAACAAGGAATGCCTAGTTTCTTTTATGATCTAATTGCAGGTGTTAAAAAATTTGGAAAGAAAAAAAAATCAGAAAGAGATTTTGATGTTTATGAATTTAGAGATCCTAAAACAGGAAAAAGTGTTGAAGTGGTTGATGGAAAACAAGAATCTTTTGTTAAATTTGAATCAGATAGAGGATTTCAATCCGAGATGGGTGTAAGGAAAAATTTACCTGATGAAGTGACAAAAGGTAAAAAACCACCTGATGAATATTATGAAGGTGAACAAGTTTATTATTCTATGGGACCTGATGATTACACCAAAGAATTTGAAGATGAGATTAGTGGTGGTTATCAAGGACTAGAATCTCTTGTTAAAAATTTAAGAGAAAGAAAAGCAACAGGGGGCGCGATAGGAATGCCTCCTATTTCTACCTCAGACCCTAAAGAAGCAGGAAAAATTATTCTAGATTCTATTTTAGGAAGTAGTGTTGAAAATATTCCTCTTTATCAAGGAGATGGTTTAGGTATTACAGCAGGTTTAGGAATAGGTAATTACAGGCCTTTTGATTATGGCATTGGTTTTAATTATGGTAATTTTCAAGGTGGAGTTCAAATGAATCAAGGAGAACCTTCTTTTGGTATCGGATACAGAAAAGAGTTTGCAAAAGGAGGATTAACTGATACTATACCTCCTGAGAAGGGTCCAATGTCACAGGGTATTGAAACTTTATTCCAAACAAGATAGATTATTTTAATGGCAGAAATAGATAAATCATTACCGAATCAAACAACTGAAGTTGAGTTTGAAGAACAGGAAATAGCTACTCCAGAAGAAACAATAGAAGAATCTGGAGAAACAGAAATTACCCCAACCGAAGACGGCGGAGTAGAAATATCTTTTGATCCTACGGCAACCGATATGCCAGAACAAGGACATTTTTCTAATTTAGCTGAAGTATTAGATGAAGACATTTTAGATCCAATTGGATCAAAATTAACTTCTGATTATTTAGATTATAAACAATCTAGAAAAGATTGGGAACAAACTTACACCAATGGTTTAGATTTATTGGGCTTTAAATATGAAAGAAGAACAGAACCATTTAAAGGAGCTTCAGGAGTCAATCATCCTGTACTAGCAGAAGCAGTTACTCAGTTTCAAGCACAAGCTTATAAAGAATTATTACCTGCAGAAGGACCTGTACGAACTCAAATTTTAGGAACAATTACCCCACCTAAAGTAGATCAAGCACAACGTGTAAAAGATTTCATGAATTATCAAATCATGGACCAGATGAAAGAGTACGAAGCGGAATTTGATCAAATGCTTTTTTATTTACCACTAAGCGGATCCACTTTTAAAAAAGTGTACTACGATGATCTTTTAGGAAGAGCAGTTTCTAAATTTGTTCCTGCAGATGATTTAGTAGTTCCTTATTCTGCTAATTCACTAGAAGATGCAGAAGCCATTATTCATGTTATTAAAATTTCTGAAAATGATTTACGAAAACAACAAGTAGGAGGATTTTATGCAGATATAGATTTAAACCCACCTTCTTCACATCAAGATGATATTTCAAAAAAAGAACAAGAGTTAGAAGGAATTAAACAAACAAAACAAGATGACATTTATACTTTGTTAGAGTGTCATGTAAATTTAGATTTAGAAGGATTTGAAGATACCGATTCAAATGGTGAGCCCACAGGAATTAAACTTCCTTATGTAGTAACAGTAGAACAAGATTCAAGAAAAGTTTTATCGATTCGAAGAAACTTTTTAGAAAATGATATTAAGAAAAACAAAGTTCAATATTTTGTACATTATAAATTTTTACCAGGTTTAGGATTTTATGGTTTTGGATTGATTCACATGATTGGTGGATTAACAAGAACTGCAACTTCAGCATTAAGACAACTCTTAGATGCTGGTACATTAAGTAATTTACCTGCTGGTTTTAAAACTAGAGGTTTACGAGTTAGAGACGATGCACAACCGTTACAACCTGGTGAATGGCGAGATGTCGATGCACCAGGTGGTAATATTCGTGATCACTTTATGGCATTGCCATTCAAAGAACCTTCTGTGGTTCTTTTAAATTTATTAGGAACCGTAGTAACAGCGGGCCAACGTTTCGCGGCTATCGCTGATATGCAAGTGGGTGACGGAAACCAACAAGCAGCCGTGGGCACGACGGTAGCACTCTTGGAGCGTGGATCGCGTGTGATGTCTGCTATTCACAAAAGACTCTATGTGGGACTGAAACAAGAATTTAAATTATTAGCCAATGTATTTAAAACTTATTTACCACAAGAATATCCATATGATGTGGTCGGCGGACAACGAAACATTAAGGTAACAGACTTTGATGACCGAGTAGATATTTTACCTATAGCAGATCCAAATATCTTTTCTCAAACACAAAGAATTTCTATGGCACAAGCACAATTACAATTAGCACAAACCAATCCACAAATGCATAATTTATATAATGCATATCGATCGATGTATGAAGCATTAGGAGTAAAAGACATTAGTTCTATTTTACCTCCACCACAACAACCAATGCCAATGGATCCAAGTATGGAACACATCAGAGCTTTTGGAGCTCAACCCTTCCAAGCATTTCCTGGACAAGATCACAGATCCCACATTGAAGCACATTTAAATTTCATGCAACTGAATATGGTAAAAAATGCTCCAATGGTGATGGGTGCAGTTCAAAAAAATATTCTAGAACACATTAGCATTATGGCTCAAGAACAAGTGCAAGTAGAGTTTCAACAAGAGTTAATGCAATTACAAGCAGTACAACAAAACCCAATGGCATTACAACAGAATCCTCAAATGATGCAACAAGTGCAAATGATGACAGAAAAAATTGAAGCAAGAAAAGCACAACTGATTGCAGAGATGACACAAGAATTTGCTCAAGAAGAAAACAAAATTACTTCTCAGTTTGATTCAGATCCATTATTAAAATTAAAAGCAAGAGAAGTAGACTTACGAGCAATGGAAAATGAACGTAAGAAACAAGAAATGGAGTCTAGAATTAACTTAGATAAAGTTAAAACAATGATGAATCAAATGAATCAAGAAGAAAAATTAGATCAGAACGAAGATTTGGCTGAACTTCGTGCTCAAACTTCTCTTGATAAAACTATTTTAGCCGCACAACTTAAAAACAATGGCAATAGGTAGAACACAAATGAGAAAACAAATCACAAGAGGACCTAAAAAGGTTGCAAAAGTTATGAGAGAATTCAAAAAAGGAAAACTTCATAGCGGAAAATCAGGAAAAATTGTAAAAAATCCAAAACAAGCGATTGCAATTGCACTTTCTGAAGCAAAAATGAGTAAAAAGAAGAAAAAATAATGATACCTTGGGGTTTATTAGGCTCTGGATTAAAAGCTGGCTTTGAAATTTATCAAAATAAGAAAAAATCTGAAGTCGCAATGTCTGAAGCTGCACTTTTACATGCAGAAAAGATGAAAAGAGGTGAGATTGAGTATCAAGGTAAGGTTTTTGAAAATCAAAAAAACGATTGGAAGGACGAATTCATACTTTTGACCTTGTCCAGCCCATTATTTTTACTTGCATATTCTGTGTTTGCGGAAGATGCAGACATGGAACGAAAATTAAACTTGTATTTTGAGAAATTACAAGGTATGCCTTGGTGGATAACTGGTTTATGGATTTCAGTCGTGGCTGCTGTGTATGGAATTAAAGCTACAGACATCATAAACACAAAAAAAGGTAAATAGTATGGTATTAAAATATTTTAAAGCAGGTAAAAAAATTAAAGATGCAATGTTAAAGGTAAAACCTTTATCGGAAAGAAAAAAGTTCGGTGAAAAACATGCAAAAGACATGAAAGAAGTTATGGAGATGAGAAAAGATAATATCAAAACTCAACAAAGTCTCAATAAATCAAGAATGGAACGTGATGCGGAAACACAACCATTAAAAAGCAGTGTTAAAGAACAAATTAAATTAAATAGAGAAGCCAGAGCTAAAAAAATAAAACAATTAAAAAAAGATGCAACTTTTGTTGGTGGGGCAACTGGAGCTGGTGGAGCAGCAGTCGCTGGAATCAAAAAATACGAAGATAGTAAAAAAGAAAGAGTTGGTAAAAAAGACGGTGGATGTATTCAACTTAAAGGTTGGGGTAAAGCGAGAAAAAGATAAATGATTTCAGTTAAAACATTAAAAAAAGCTGGAGTAACAAATGGCACAAAAACACAGTTAAAAAAGTTTGAAACTGAAACTGCTGGAGAATATGCTAAACGAAAACAATTTAAGTATGGTGGAAAAGCATGTGCTCAATTAACTGGTTGGGGAAAGGCGAGAAAAAAATAATATGGAAACGTGGTCTGGTTTATTTAAAAAGATAAAACAAAAAGTATGTGAGTTAGTTTGTAAGATATTCGGTATTACACAATGTTTGTGTAATCATGAATGCAACTGTAAAAAGGAGAAAAAATAATGATGAAAAAACCAATACCAGCAGGTAAAAAAGGAAAAGGCATTGCTGCCTTAAAAAAAGCTGCACCAGAAGTAGCAGCTAAAATGGGTTACAAAAAAGGTGGTTCAGCTAAACCTGGACTCTGGGCAAATATAAATGCTCGTAAAAAAAAGGGCATTTCAAGACCTAAATCTAAATCAACTATATCAGCAAAAGCATATGCAAATATGAAAGCTGGATTTCCTAAAAAGAAATAAATGAAAAACGAGTGTGGAAAATGTCATGAGATGTTTGAAGTAACAGATAATGAATTTTTCTGCGACAAATGTAAACCAGTAAAAAAGGAAACACTAGCAGATCTTGATAAAGATTCTGATGAGTGTTTATCATGTCAATAATATGGCAAGATCACCAGCTTGGCAGCGTAAAGAAGGTAAATCTAAATCAGGTGGATTGAATCGAAAAGGTATTGCATCCTATCGTGCAGCGAACCCTGGTTCTAAACTTTCTATGGCTGTTACAACCAAACCTTCTAAAT